AAGGTGTTAATATTCACTAATGAGAAAACAAAAGAATTTTTATTTTGCAGAGCGTGAGGAAGGTGCTGTTGTAGATTACATCAATTCAAAATCGAAAGAGGAGAAGGATTATATCTACAACACAATCCTTATCGAACCCTTTCGAAAAATGATACAGTCAATTTTACGTAGGTATCCAGTTCATATTGGGAATCATACGATGGAAGAGACAGAGCAGAATGCACTCACTCACTTAATAGACCACATGGTTAAATTTGATCCTGAAAGCATTACAAAGGCAGGTAAGAAGACAAAAGCATTTAGTTATTGTCAAACTATTGTGAGAAACTATTTTAAAGACCTTACAAAGAAAAGTTATAATGAAATGAAAGTTAATCTTTCATATGATGATTATGTTGATGAAATTAATCAAAATATCGAATATCATTATGAATTAGAGGACGATGGTGTAGATCAATTAGAAGTCTTGATTCAAAATGTTGTTGAAAAAATTGAAACTCTAATTGACGATCCTGCTGGTATGAAGAAAAACGAGGTCGTTGTGGGCGAAGCAATTGCTAACGTATTGAAAAATTGGCATATTTTATTTCTGGAAGATAATCCAGAAGGAAAATATCAGAAACGTGTCACCAATAAATTTGCCAAAAATAAGATATTGTTATTCTTAAAAGAACAAACTGGTTTAACCACCAAAGAAATTCGAATGGCAATGAAACCGTTTAAGGAAATCTATTTTGTTGAGAAAGCTGGTTTCTTGGATGATTAGATTTTAAAAGAATGGGTATTTATATGTACCAAAACTATTTTAATTATGCCAAGACCAAAGAGAAAAAAAATTAAGTTTGATGAAGTTAGTGTAAACAATCTTCTTCAAGAGATTTATGATGATAGTCATAATATCCGTGCTCAAATCAAACGCCTCTATACTAAATGGGAAACCAAAGTTAAAGAAGGTGGGGAAATTCAAGCACTTGGTGATTCAATTGTTAAATTGATTGCTGCTGAAGCAAAAAACCAAGATCAAAAAATTATGTTACTCAAGTATCTAAAGGAGGTTGTGTTTGCAAAATCAACTGGAACACAATTAGATGGCGAAGAGGAAAAGAGACTTACCACTGAAAAAAGAAATGAGTTAATTAATATGGTTGAACGCTATAAGGGCAATAACGAAGAATAACAAATGAGCATAAGAACCGATAAACAAGACATATTTACCACCATTGGTGCATATACTTCATTGGCAGAGGAACTTAAAGGAACTATTGATGATGTGGTTCAAAAGATAGGTGACGCTGCCGATGCTGCAAACGAATATTCTAAAATCGGAAGAAGTGCTGCGGATACAACAACCAATCTATTTACATCAATTAACAATAAAGATGATATCGGTGGTTTTTTAATTGATGTGTTGGGTGTGGTTGTTGGTACAACAGGGTTGAAAGACTTAATTGGTCAACTATTCACCAATTTCACCGATAATATAGAAGGGACTTTGAAAGAAGTTGTAAGTAAACAATTGACTTCATTTAATTCAGGAAATGATTTGTCTGATTATGATTGGTTTGTTAATGGATTAAGTGTTCCTGTTAAGGATGTTGATGTCTATGGGTTGTTTAAGAGTAGTCCCGATACAGATGCAGGAAGTTTATTATATGATACGGCTGTAGAAAATTTCAACAATAAAGCATTTGCTGCGATTGTGGCAGAGGGTTCATATGTTGATATGTTTGACTTTTTAAGTATTAGATATAATGCAAATGATGATACTTTTACATTTAAACCACAAAATACTGCTGGAACGGTTGGTGAATGGGTAAATGGGTATATTGAGCAAGCTCCAATGATAAACAAAAAAGAATTTATTGCCAATATAATGGATCGTGTCTACGGTGCAATTACAACAAACAGTGATAAAACAACAGAACAATTGTTTGACCAGCTACAGATTGATAAATTATTGGAACAGGTAATTGGTGGTAATGAGTCATATATTATATCAGAAGAAGATTATGCCGATCTTTTAAAGAAGGCAGAGGAATTGTACAACGGTGTTGTTTATTACGATATGGGTTGTGGTGTAATTGAGGCAGAATTGCCGTTAAGCGCAATGACTTCATTTATGGCAACAGTATCAGGTTCAACCGATCCATATGCTGTTGCAGAAGCGACTGATGCCACCGTTAGCATAAGCTATTCTGGCGATGCAGAAACTACTGGTGATGAGAATGCGGAAACCATTAGAAACGGTTTCTTTGCAAGGTTAATCGAGTTTTTAAAACTCGAATTAAGTAAATTACTTACAACATCCCCACAAGCGAGAATGTTATTGGCACTTACAAGTGCGTTTGCAAATGAGGGCATTCCTCAAATAAGTGATCCGAGAGAGGATTTGAAGAAATTTAAAACATATATAAAGTGTACAATAGATGATGTACTTGCTTCTTTATATGAATTTATGTTTTACTTGATTGTTGGTATTTTGGTGGCATTATTAGTTCCAATTATTAAAACAATCATTTTAGAAAAAATTAACCAATTTCTTGGTATTCTTAAAAGTCTAATTAGTAACCAAATTGAGATTGGAAGTGGTGGATTAAATATTTAAAAAAATGATAGTAGATAAAAAGGTGATGAAGGGAATCAAGGGAGTATATCTTATTGATGGTGTTATTGATGGTCCACAATTGGCTGTCTCAAAAACACCAAGTAAAATTAGAAAATTTCTTATTAAATTATTTTTGGGATGGGGATTTGCAACCGTTCAAGAGTTAACAAAAAATAAGTAATGGCAATTGATTTTAAAAATATTAGCTCAGTTATTGGTGGGTTTGATAAAATACTTAGGCTATCAAGCGTTGGCGTAGGATTGCCTGTACCTGTTCCCCTCATATTATTGGGTGTTCCCAGACGATCAGGTTTATCACCCACTAAGATTGCGTCTAAGATTATCGCAAGAAAAGCAGAGGCGGGATTGCCAGTTGGCGCATTACCTTCTGGAGCAATTAATCCAGAGGAAAAAATGTGGAGAATTGCAGTTGAGGAAATCATAAAAGGATTTCAACAAGACGCATTGATTACTGTGGGTATTCCACCGGGTTTAACTATTACCGCAGCAGGTATTTCACCTACTGGTCCAGTTACCGTAGTGGGAGCATCAATATTGCCATTTAGAGGATATGGAATAATACAATAATGGAAGATTTAAAAAATAAAACACCGATTGAGTTACAGAAGATGTTTAACGATATTAAAGAGAGGCATGAAATCGTTAAAGAAGAGATTGTGAATTGTACGGTTACAATTGATGAAATGACCGTAATCCTTAATAATAAACTTGCTGAACTCACTGAGATAGAAAAAAATTACGTATTAATAGTAGAAGAATTTGATAACAGATAATGCCATTCGATAAACCATACATACAGCAAAGCGATGCTTATAAAAAATTAACTGATACTGGTAGAGATGTTAGAAACATTTACTATGGTGAAGTAATTAGTCTCGATGACCCAACCGATGGTGGTATTATAAAAGTTAAAATTTTAGGTCTGGATAATCACATTACTGATTTAGAGAAATTACCCAATTGTTATCCAATGATTCCAAAATTTTTTCACGTCTATCCTCAAGTGGGCGAAATGGTTAGAATTTTTATTGAAAACATAAAATTTCCGCAAAGGGGAAGATTTTGGGTGGGTAGTATTATATCTCAACCACAAAGAATTGGGTATGATTCAATATATACGGCATTGTCAACAACCAATATGGCATTGACTATACCAGAACCAGCACCCTCAACATATCCAGATGCCGTTGGTGTTTATCCAACAAAGGAAGAAATTGCTCTTGTTGGGAGAGTGAATACTGATATTATTCTTAGAAACAGTCAAGTTGAACTTCGTGCAGGTAAACATGAGAACGATAATGTTTTAAAATTAAATGTTAGAAATCCAGCAACGCTTAGTCTGACGTTTGAACAATTAGAAGAAAAAGAGGAATATTATAGTAATACACTAATGCTTAGTGATAAAATTGCGCTTATTTCACACGATGGCAACCCCAAGTTCAAGGCGGTGAGAATAACACCTGAAGAAAGAGTTAGAATCTTTGAACAAGGACACCCAATTGCAAGAGGCGATGTTTTGGTTGAAGCATTAAACATTATTAGAAATGCACTTATTGGGCATATTCACGGATATTCTGCGCTTCCTGCGGATAAGAACTCATTAATAAATGATTTAGAGAAGATTAATTTCGAAAGTATTCTTCAAAAAAATGTTGTTACAAACTAATTATTCTGTATCTTTACCACATGAATGATTTTCAGTCGATCACATCTGATTTAATTACGAGTTTCAATGATCTTGTA